GGGACTACGAGGAGGTCCTCGATGAGATACAGGCTGCGCGGCAGATGCAGCAGGATCGGGAACTCGATGTAAACGGCACGTCCAAGTCCGCAAAAACCAACCCGGCATCCCTGATGGACGAGGGCGTCAGCCCTTGAAGCAATAAGGAGCGTTCCATGCCGATGAAGAAAAGACCGCAATTGTCCTACCGGTCCATTAGTCTGCGCAAAATGGAAAACGATCTCGTGAGGCCGCTCACACTCGACCGCGAAGCGCGCTCGGTTGATGTCACGGCCGCCACTGAGACGCCTTCCATGGTGTTCGACTACGACCGCTGGGAGCCAGTACCCGAAGTGCTGCTGATGTCCGGCGTGCGGCTGCCCAGAAATCGGCAGATTCCACTCCTGGATTCTCACAACCGATGGTCGAGCTCGGATGTCCTCGGATCCGGGCGAAACCTTCGTGTAGAAGGGCAGAATTTGGTAGCTACGACCGTTTTCAGCACGGTGGAGCGAGCCGAAGAGGCCTTCACAAAGATGGAGGAGGGGCACCTCACGGATTTCAGCGTGGGATACCGTGTCAACAAGTTCGTGTGGGTCCCGGAGAAGCAATCACAGGTCATCAACGGCAAGAGCTACACTGGACCGCTCAAAGTGGTCACGGACTGGACAGTCAAAGAGCTGTCCATCACCCCAATCGGCGCGGATGAGCAGGCCAAGGCCCGATCCTTCGCAGCCGTCAGTCAGGAGGAGGAAAACGGAATGGACAAAAGACTTAGGAGATGGTTGGAGGCTCGAGGACTTGCCGTTGGAGCCACTGATGAGGAGGCCTGGGAGTTCTTCGAGAGTCTTGAAGATGAGTCCCGCTCAGACGTTCCCATTCCTGTCATTGGCGCTCCCGCCGCATCGTCTGAACCGCCAGGGAATCTCGATGCCGTAAGAGAGCAGGCAGCCAGGGAGGAACTCTCCCGAATCACGGAAATCCGGGCCATGGCTCAGCGATTCGACTTGGAAGTCCTCGGCGAGCAGTTGATCATGGAGCGGCGCAGCGTTGAGGATGCGCGGAGGGCCGTCCTGGACGCCATAGGACAGCGAGCGAGCTCAGGTCTCGGTTTTCGACCTGCTGTGGACCTGGTCCATGACGAACGCGACAAGTTTCGTTCGGCCTGCCTCGATTCGATCCTGATCCGAGGGAACGTCAGGATCGAGCAGCCGGCCCCCGGGGCGATGGACCTCAGAGGCATGAGCCTGCGCGAGCTTGCGCGTGAAGCACTTCGGATCGCCGGACAGCCCATCTTTGGGGACCCGCGCGAGATGGTCGGGCGCGCGCTCACCTCCTCGGATTTTCCGTATATCCTCTCCAGCGCCGCCAATAAGTTCCTGTTCGACGGTTACGAGACGGCTCCGGAAACCTGGCAACAGTGGTGCGGCGTCGGATCGGTCTCGGATTTCAAGACTCAGAGTCTCGTGAGGCCCTCTGAATTCGATGACCTCGAGGAGGTGCCGGAACACGGCGATTACAGGTACGGCGGGCGGTCCGAAGGTCGCGAACAGTATGCTATCGCGACCTACGGGAAGCTTTTTGCGATCACCCGGCAAGCCATCATCAACGACGATCTCAATGCCCTCTCGGACGTTCCTCGTGGGCACGGGGAATCGGCGGCCCGCAAGGTGGGTGATGTGGCTTACGCGGTGTTGACTGCAAACTCCGCCATGGGTGACGGGGTTGCGCTGTTCCATGCCAACCACGGCAACCTGGGGACCGGCGGGGCGGTGTCGGTCACGACCATCGGTGAGGGGGAAAAGCTGATGGCGCTGCAGAAAGACATCGGCGGTAAGCGGCGTCTCAACATCAAGCCGCAGTTCTTCATTGCGCCCGTGACCATCAAGGCCGCCGCCGAGATTTTCTTCAACACCATGCTGATCGGCGGAGCGAGCAATCAGCCGAACCTCCAGAACATCTATGCCGGGGCATTCACCAGGATCTATGAGCCCAGGCTGGACGATGCCAGCACCACGGCATGGTACCTCGCCGGGCCCAGGGGCAAAACGGTGACCGTGTTCTTTCTCAACGGAAACCAGGCCCCGTACATGGAAACCAAAGAGGGTTGGTCCGTCGATGGCGTTGAATACAAGGTCCGCATCGATGCCGGAGCCAAGGCAGTGGACTGGAAAGCCCTGTTGAAGAACGCGGGAGCGTAATCCTGCAATGGGTCTGACAACGCCAGGACAAACGGCGAATCAAAGGAGAGACCACAATGGGTCAGAGTCTGAGTGGGTTGGAAAAGCAAATGAAGGTGGCAAAGTTCGTCTACGACTTTGCTAATGATGGTGGTGCGGTAGGTGCCGTGGTGGTTGGAGCGAACATGATTCCAGCCAATGCCCTGGTGGTGAGGGGCATGGTCCACGTGGATACGGCTGTGCTGAGCGATGGCTCGGCAACAGTGGCCCTTGGTCTTGAAACGGCAACAGACATTCTTGCAGCGACGGCAAAGGCAAGCCTCACGCTTGCGGCGAAACTGGACACAGTTCCTGTTGGAACAGCAGCAACGGCAGTCAAGACCACCGCGGCAAGGGGCCTCACCGTGACTGTGGGAACCGCGGCTCTCACGGCCGGCAAGATCACCGTCTTCCTCGAGTACTACACCCTGTAGACGAGGTGATGCGTAAATAACCCGCGCCTGAAGGCGCGGGTTTCCTTGCGGAGGTTCTATGAGCCTGCAAGACGTCATCGAATCCGACCTGAAGATCTTCTTTTCGACGGAGGAATTCGCGCAAAAGCTTACCTACGCTCCAAAGGGAGGGGCCTCTATCGACATCGACGCCGTTTTCAGGCCCGGGAAGGACATCGATGACTCCAAGTGGCAGGCCGCGGTGCAGGCCTCCGGGCAATTGTGGATCAAAGCGTCCGATGTGGCGGCCCCTGGGTATGGAGACACCGTGACCATCGGTTCTGACACATGGACGGTGGTCAACATTGACCGAGGGGCTCAAGACTCCATCTGGAGGCTGGATATCCGCCGGGACCTCAGGCCCACGTTCAGGAAGTGACGCATGTTCCAGATCGATGCGAAGACCGATGGGTTGAACGAGACCACCAGGATGCTCATGGAGCTCCCGGGGATATTCCAGCGGGCCAGGCGGTCCGCGTTGTCCTCGGTGGGCTGGTGGGCGGCCCAGGAGTTGCGCAATCATATCGAGTATGGGGGAAGCGGCTGGCAGAAGCTGCACCCCTTGACCCTCAGGCTTCGCAAATTCAGGTCTGCCCCCGCGACCCCACTCTTCTTTCTCGGCCGGTTCGCCCGCTACCTCATCGACAAGGAGGCGACCGTCGCGGAAATCGGCCTCGGGAAGAGCAAGAAGGGAGAACCGGGCCAGATGGGCGACCCCTGGCTCATGGGCGCCCTCAGGCGTCACGAGGAAGGGGCGGCGATCCCGGTCACCAAGAGGACCCGCATGGCCTGGCTCTCGACCAAGATCAAGGGCGGCAAATGGAAAAAGCAGGGACGGAGCGGGGCTGTCACTGGAGGTTACTTCGTGCTGAAGCCTGAGACGACGCATATCACCATCCCCAGGCGCCCTGTCATCGGGCCGGTCTTCCGGAAGATCCAGGGTGACGCCGTGAAAAGGTTCGAGGCGCAGTTTCTGGCCGCCCTCGAGCGATACCGCACAGGGAGCGCCAAGGCATGACCACGACCGAAGTCATTCAAGCCGTGAGCAACGCCCTGGTTGGAGATACCACATTGAATTCCTGGTGCACGGCCCAGTTCGGAAAGGCACCATCAGTCTTCCTTGGCATTGACGAGAACAGGCCTCCAGCGGAAGAGGACTATCCGCTTATTGCTGTGGTGGGCGTCGAGCAGGTGCGTGGACAGGACCGAAGGGAGTTGGAGTGGCGGGTGTTTCTCGGGGTCGGGGTTGTGAATGATGAAATCACCCAGTCCGGGAGCGTTCGAACCAGAACGGGATTCCTGCAGGCGGAAACATTGCGAGAGTTAGCGGAAAACGCCCTCTACCGGGCAAGGCTCTGTGACACGGAGTCCGCTGGAGACGCCTCCGGGGAGAGCTATCACCCGCTCTATGTGAGCTACACCACGGTCACCGTCCGTGCGCTCAAATCCACCAGGCGCGGATTGCCCTAAAGGAGAAACGTGAAATGAACTCTGAAGTCGTGTCCGTAGGATCGGCATCAGGAACGCAAGGCAAAGGGGCCTTGTGGCTTCCCGCCGGGTCCGTTCGGGCAATTCTGGCCATTCTCGCCATGGTGGTGACTGGTCTGCTTCTCCTCCTGGGGAAGACCGTCCCGGAATGGTGGGTGACGGCAGGGAGCATGATATGGGCGTTCTACTTCAAGCGCTCTTGATCCATCAAGAGCTGGATGCCGGCCGGCGCAATAACGTCAACACGCAAAACAGTCAACCCAGGAGGTGATGAAGATGGCCCTCGCAAGCAATGTCGACAATATCAGGTACAACGGGACGGGGAGAGCTTACGTCGCGGATGTGGGATCCCTTCACCCCGGATTGGATCTTGGAGAACTGGAAAACCTCAGCTTCAACATCAAGGTCTCGACCGAGAAGCTCAAGAGCACCCGAAACGCCGCCCGGGCCACCATCCTTGAGGTGGAGACGGAGCGGGAGGCGAGCCTCTCCTTTGGGCTCCGTGAGCAGAGCGAGGACAACATGAAGATGGCCCTTCTGGGCTCGGCCATCAACACGCTCAACCAGGCCGCAAGCGGAGCGTCCGGTATCTACCAGACTACAAAGACCTGGGTTGCGGACAGCTTCCTGGACCTCGGGTACATGAACGTCTTCATCACCAAGGTGAGCGGGACCATCACCGGGACCCTGGCTGTCGGGGACACGGTCACGGGCGACGTATCCACAAAGGCCGGCAAAGTGGCCTTCGTCGGTTCGGGATACATCATCCTGGTGCAATGCACGGGGGCTTTCACCGGAGACACCAAGCTCTCCAAGGACGTTGCCAACTACATCACGCTCTCCGGCGTTGAAGTCCTCGAGGACGTGTGCATCACCAGCTCAAACGGAGCGACCCTTCGAGCCAACGGGACCGACTACTCGGTGGATCCCGATTACGGTTATGTGCGGAAACTCTCTGGTGGAGGTCTTCTGGACGCGGATAAGGTGAGCTTCGATTACGCTGCCGTGGACCGCAAATATATCTGGGGACTTTCCGCAGGGTCGGTCACCAAGAAGTTCACGTTTGTTTCCGATAAGGACGACCAGGGTCCACGGCAGCGCTGGACCTTCCACAAGGTGCAGATCAACTTGAGCGGAGACATCAACCTCATCGCGGAGAAGAACGCGGTGCTCTCCATCACCGGGAGCGTCCTGGCAGACACTACTCAGCCGAGCGGCCAGGAATACTACAAGGTTGAGATGATGGCATGAGGCTGGAACGGGTTGTCGATCTTGGCCACATGGAGGTCCGGGTCAAGGAGATCACGGTTGGGGAGCTGCGCAATCTTCTTGCCCAGGACCTGGGCGAATTCAACGCCATGGAGTGGCTCGCCGGAAGAACGGCGCTTCCCGCCAATCTTCTTCAAGCCTTCACCGACCTTTCCGCCGAGAAGATTCCGACCCTCACCTTTTCGGAGCTACAGACCATCATTGAAGCGGTGCGGGAGGTCAACACCGCTTTTTTTTTCGTGATCGAAAACATGGGTCTGCTGGCGGGGTTTATCCGGGAGATGCGCGCAGCGGGCTCGAAAGAATCGCCACCGGATTGATCCAGGCTGGGCATCGTGACGTGTTCGCCTACGGATGGAGCTTCTTCATGACGGTCTTGGACGTTCTAGGGAAGCAAGCCAAAGCACAAGGCGAGTGAGCGCTTTCAAGACCATCACGAGGGAGAGGAAGCACAGGATGATGCCGATGACCGAGGCCTCTCCCCTCTTCAGCATCATTTCCATTCCGGCCCATCCAAAGGCCGTCCCGAAAAAAGCGAGCAAAATGACAAACATCGTGGGGCTCCCTCATGGCGAATGACATCAAGATCATAATCCAGGCCCTGACCAAAGGCGAGGACAAGTCCAAGCTCTTCTTTGACCAGATCCAGGCCGGTTCGAAACAGGCCAAGCTCGCCATGGAGGCCTTCAACACCGCTTCGGGACACGGCCAGCAGATCGTCCGGAACCTCACGGTCGGCGTCAAGGACCTGGTGACGGCATATCTCAGCATCCAAGGTGCCAGGGCCGCATTCACCGGCATGGTGGAAATCCTTAAGAACGCCCAGCAAGCCCAGTTCAACATGACCGCAAGCGTCCAAGCGGCTTCGCGGGAGTTCCAGAAGACAGGATCCATGCAATATTGGCAGGACTCGGTCAAGGAACTCAGCAAGGACCTGGTGGTCTATTCGGAAGGGGCCATCAAAAACGCCATCTCGCGCACCATTGACATGACCAAGCGTCTCGGTCTCTCAGCCGAGGAGATGAAAACCGTCATCAAGCGCACGGCGGATCTCAGTGCCGGGAAGACCGATCTGGAGGGGGGCATCGAGCGAGTCACGGCGGCCCTGCGCGGTGAGGCTGAGGCCTCTGAATATCTCGGGCTCACCTTGAACGAGAACTATGTCAAGGCATGGTACGAGGCGCACAGGGTCTCGCAAACCGCATGGAAGGACCTGACTGACCTCGAAAAGGCCCAGGTGAGATACCAGGTGTTCCTGGAGCAGACCAACGCAACCCAGGGCCGGGCCGCAGAGAGTGTAAAGACCTTCGGCGGAGCCCTCGAGCTCGTGAAGAAAACCATCGAGGATGCCGTCGCTAACAATCAGGACCTGGCGGCCGCCATGAAAAACGTGGCCCAGGTGATTCGGGACAATGCCGAAAATATCGGCTCCATGGCCTCCACTCTCATTGAAGTTACGGCCAAGGTCGCGGCATTCGCCCTCGAGTGGAAGGAAGTCCTTATCGCCCTCGGCGGTGTATGGGCCGTGACCAAGGGCATATCGATCCTCACCAGTGTGATCAGGGGTCTCGACGTGGCCATGAAGGTCATGCGAGCGACCACGGCGGCAACATCTCTCATTGAGCTCGCAGGCGCCGCGAACACGGCAAAAATCGCCGGTCTCGGACTCTCCACCTGGTTGACCGGAGGACTTGCCGTGGCTGCCGCGATGGCCGCTCAGCAGATCATCGTCCTGGTCCAGGCCTACATGGAAATGAAGAAGTGGGAGGATGCAGCCCGGGAGGCCTCCAAGGAGAGGCAGGCGGTCGAGGACAGGGCCAATAAGAAAGCGCAGGAACTGGGCACACGCCTCGGCATGAACATCAACACCCTGGCGGAGTTCAACAGCCTGGTGAAGGAGGGGAAAGTCGTCTGGGATGCCCAGAGCAATTCATGGACCAGGTCCGCAGCGGCGGCGATGGCCCAGACCAGGGCGACATCACTCACCGAAAGCCAGATGAAAACGCTGGGAGAGACCCTGAAAGCGGTCGGCACCACCTATGACACCCTGCGCGGCAAAGTCGGAGGCTATTACGACTTTGCGTCTGA